CGCGTGGAACTCGGGCGGCTTCGAGTGGATTAGCGGCACGATCTCGGCGTACAACGGCACGCTCCGGCTCGTCTCCTCGTGGGACTCCGCGACGTGGCCGGGTCAGATCGGGATCACCACGTTCGCCGGGTACGCGACGGCGTGCATGCCCTGGTATCCGGCGACCGAGGCGACCTCGGACAAGCTGCTCGGGTCGCGCCTTACGTGGCATCCGCACTGGCTCCCCGACGCGGTCGGGTGGACGCTCGCAACGGCTGGCGTCCCCACGGTGGCGCTCAACGCCGCGGGGTATCTGTCCATCGTGTCGCCTGCCGCGGCCGTCAATACGTACACGCAGGCAGGCCCCGCGCTCACGGCGAACCATACGGTGGCGGCGTTTGCAGAGTGGATCGCCACGACGGAGCGCAGCGAGATCCGGCTTGCCTCGAGCAACGGGACGAACACCTACGGCATTCGGGTGCGCTGCTCTGGTACCACGGTGGACGTTATCGACAGCAACGGCGGCGCCTCGCTCGGGTCTGGGACCATCACGGCAGGGATGAAGATCCAGATCCGCGCCTTCCTTGAGAACAACGGCGCGACCGCAAACGCCGTCGTGTACCTCGGCACGGGAGCGGGTGGCTTCATCACGCTGCGTCCGTCCAACCGCATCGTGAACGTCAACACGGTCAGCGACGCGGGTGTGACTGCCGCAGGTACCTCGGTGACGTGGGGGCAGTTCTCGCTCGTGAACCCAGCCGAATCCCGCTGGTACGGCGTGGGCTGGATGGCTGCGGCGGGTGTGTCCTCGGTCTACAACCTCACGCTCCCCACCGACCTCCCGGGTCGCCCCTTCTCGGCGTTTCCGCAGACGCTGGATTACGGCACTCTGGTGCGCGCTGTGGCTGGCCCGACGCTCGCAGGCGATGAGTGGACGATCACGCCGCGATACGACTACGCGATCTCGAACGTCCTCGTGAGCGAGGCCCCGTCGCCGCGTCAGTCGTGGCGCTCGGTCGATGCGACCCAGCACCAGCTGACGTGGGTCATCGAGACGGGAGCCGGCGCAGTCACTCCGCTTCGAGGGCCTCTCGGGGCGCTCTACCTGGGCGGCGTGAACTTCCGCACGGCTACCCTCGAGGGGCGTAATGGTGCGGGAGCGTGGGTAAGCCTCGGCGTCATCGACATGGCGGCGCAGAGCCGGCCGCTTCGCTGGGTCCGCAACGGTACGATCATCGAGCCGGACACGAGCAGCGCCACCAGCGCCGGCTACTTCTGGCCGCATGGCATCCTCCGCGGGGCGCGCTTCGTGCCGGACACGACTGCCGTCGCCGGGCTCACGGCAAAGGCCATCTCGAACAGCAGCGAGGGCAACTGGACGAACCAGAGCGGGCGCCGGCTGCGCCTCGAGGTGGCGAGCACCTCGGGCCTTGGGTCGAGCGGCACGAACGGCGCGATCGTCCACAGGTCGGGCTTGCTCGTGTGGAACAATGACCCGCGCTACAACGCGTACAGGCTCACGATCCCGGCGCAGCACACGGTCGAGGATTACTTCGAGATCGGCACGCTCGTCCTCGGGCACATCCTCGCTTTCGGACGCCGGTACAGCTGGGGGCGCACGGTGCAGACCTCGCCGAACACGACCCTCACGACGGGACGCAGCGGCGCACGTCGGGCGCAGAACTTCGGCCCATCGCGCCGGTCAGTAGAGTTTGGGTGGACGGATGGCACCGACCTAAGCGCAGTCCGACAGGCTGGCCCTGCGGACTACGTCAACGCCGCGGCCTCGGGAGGTGGCGAGGCCGCGGCTACCTGGTTCGACGCGCCGCTCTCGATGGAGGGCCTCGTGCGCGAACTCTACGGGAGTCAGATGCCAGTCGTTTACCTCCCGTGGATCGAGCGTCAGGCGCTCGGCACGGTCTACACGGCGAGCCATCCCGACCTGATGATGTACGGCCGGATCGTTTCCGACGTGAGCATCGAGACCGTTCAAGGCGAGGAGTGGATCGCCAGCGGGGCGGCTAACGGCGAGGTCGTGCGGACCTCGGTCATCCGGCTCGAGGAGGAGGTATGACCGATCGGTGGACCGAGGCTCAACTGCGCGGCGAGATCTACTGGGTGCTATCCATCCAGTGGGCCGGCGGTACGTTCTACCTGTCCACCGACTCGCTCTACATCACAGACGGCGCGGACACGATCACCACAACGCCCGACCTTGTGGACTACCCGGCGGTCGAGGAGGCCCTTGAGATCTGGAGCGTCGAGGCTCCGCGCCTCTCGGTGCCGCTCTCGTTCATCCTTCCGGTCGATGTGCCTGGACTGATCGCCGAGGGGCACGCCCTCGACGGCGCAGTGGGCGAGCTGTCGCAGTGGGCAGCGGGTACGGACTGGGACGAGCGCCGGATCGTGGTGAGCGGCAAGCTGGTCGATCCCGAGTACGGCGCCGAATGGGAGCCGGTCACCTGCTCACTCGAGGAGATGGTCGCCGACGACCAGACGACCCTCCCCGTGCAGCCGATCACGATCGCGCCGTGGCTTGCTCGCGCCGTGAGCACGCTATCCTCGGCAGACGTAGGGGATGCTGGCGTGGTGATCCCGATGGTCTGGGGAACGCCGGGAGCAACGACCGCAGCCGGAAGCCCGGCGCCCATCATCGGGACGAGTGGCTCGCTCGTCTACCTGGGCATCGCGTGCCACTACGTCGAGGCGTTCTCGGTGGACATCATCGATAGCGCCGGCACGACGGAGACGTTCGTCGTGTACTACACGGACATCCGTCAATACTGGGGCTATACACGAGGTATTCCTCTGGTTGCGTGGGTCGTGGTCGATACGAGTACGTCGTCGCTCGTGCTGACCGACCCGCTCTTCGCCATCTGGAATAACGGCGCGGCGCTCGTGGACGAGAGCAGTCAAGCCATTCGCGGCGTAGGCGATCTCCTCGCGCACGTCCTTCGCACCTCGGCGCTGCGCGTGGACTATGGCCGCGTCGATGCCGTGCGACCGTTGCTCAACCAGTATCAGACGAGCGGCTACATCGATGAGGTCGTGGCGCTCGGGGAGTACATCACCGAGGTGCTCGGCGCCGTGTTCCCGTTCGCGATGGCTGGCGGGCAGGGCGGCGTCTACCCGTTCCTCTGGCCGGTCTACCCGAACGCCACGTCGGCGATCACGGTCCTCTCCACCGACCTCGACCCGAACCTCGAGCGCGTCGGGCGCATCTCTTACGAAGGCTCTGACGAGGTCGCCACCGACATCGAGCTCCGGTACACGTGGAACCCGCAGACCGAGGGCTACATGGTCGCCCGCTCGATGGGCGGCGAGGTGTCCGTCGCGGACCCCGACCGCATGACCATCGCGCAGCTCATCGGCCCGAGGTCACGCTACGGGCTGCGGCGCAAGGTGCTCGAGACGACGGTCGTGCATGACGCGACGACGGCGAGCAAGGTGCTGCTCGCCCAGGCGGCACGCTACGGCCAGCCCGCGCGCATGATGCAGTACATCGCGCCACGCCGATACGGCTGGCTTCGGCGTGGGGACCTCATCGCGCTCACCGACATCGAGGTCGCGGCCTCGTCGCAGCTCTGCCTCATTGAAGGCGTGCAGTGGACCGAGGACGGCGCGCTCACGCTCACGCTGCGATACATCGAGGCGGGGGCCTAACCATGGCGCGCGTACCGCTCACACGGAACAGCACCGGACAGTTCGCCCGCGTGGCGCAGCTGGTAGCCGGAACGAACGTCACGATCTCCGAGAGCCTCACGGGCGAGGTGCTGACAGTCACGGTCGCGGCCTCGGGCGGCGGCGGCGGCGGTGGCACGCCGGCATCGTCGGTGGTGAGCGAGACCTCTTTCGGGCAGAGCCCGGCCGTGGGAACCTCGACGGACTACGCCCGAGGGGACCACACCCACGGCACACCGGCCGTTCCTGCTCACTCTGCCCTGTCCTCGCTCGGATGGACCTCGAGCGGGCATACTGGCAGCAACACGAGCGTCGCTGCATTCAACGGATCGGGAGCCGCACAGGCAGTGCAGGCGACCGCAGATGAGACGATGCTCGTTCGTCGTGGTGGAACGCTCCAGTGGGTGGCCATCGTAGCGGCTCTTTCGTTGATGAACGATCCCGAGATGGTCGAGGACTTCATCCTCGATCAGATCACCACGTCTAGCGCCGAAGTGGCGCCGGGGGTCATCTCCTAATGGCACTCACTCCGCTCAACTGGAAGTATGTCGGTACGGCCACGCTCGCATCCAGCACAGTGCCAAACATGCTCGACGCGATCTATACACTCGGGACGGCAACGACTTATTCGAACGGCACAACGCGCACGCCCGGCAGCAACAGCGCCTGGACATGGGCACGCCAGCAGATCAGCGGAACGACCGAGGCCGCATACGGTAATCCCCCGACGAACGCGCTCGGGATGCGATACATCCTCGGCGGCACGACTTCGACAGCGCGTGCATACACGTTCCTATCACCTGACAACCAAACGGCGGTCAACCTGATCGTCGCTGGCATGAACAGGGGCAGCGGTACCTTCGGGAACTGGTACGACGCGCAGCCGTTCACGTCGGGCTTCTCGGGATACTGGCGTGCATCTCGCCTATTCTCTTCCATCGCCTACGACCGTGTGGCGATGTGGGAGTCTCAAGAGGGCTGCGTCGTGCAGATGTTCGTATCATCGAACGCGGCAACGACTTCGATAGCGGCCTTCGGCGCGCTCATTGACCCGCTCTCAACGGCAGCGGGAACGGCAGAGAGCGATGGACGTATCTACTGCATGAGCACGCAGGGTGGCACGACGAACCTCTCCGCGACGTGGGCTGGCATCGGTGCCGCAGACGGTGGGTTTTTCGGTCATTACACAGTCGCCCACACGTCACACTTCGGCGCGTTCAATAACGGCGCCACCACGGTCACCGGTCTGATCCGCACGCTTGCGCCGATGACCTCGACCTCCTTCCCGACAGGATGGGCGAACCGAGCCGGCGAGATCCCGAGGATCCCCGTGCAGGTCAGCGTGTTTAACTCCACGTATTGGGGCCAGCTGCGCGAGATGTACCACACCTCGGACGCCGCAAGCACGACGACGTGGCGCTATCTCGGCGTCGAGCAGGGATACGTTGTCGCCTACCATCCATCCACGGCGGGCGATGCCCTGCTTCTCAAGGTCTGACATGGACTGCACCGATTACATCCTCTCCGTCGTGTCGGCGAACCCGAGCGTCGTTACGATCGATCTTCAGGCGGGCGCCACTGTGGATGCAGCACGCCTCCCGGCTGGCTTGACGGTCGAGCCGTGGGCAGAGGACTGGAGCGAGGGCCTCGACGCGACCGGCACTCTGGTCGTGCGTTTCCGCGCGTAGTGCGCTAGTATCGGGCCATCGGATGGGGGTCTGATGGGCGCAGAAACACCGACAGCGTGGACGCAGAAGCTGGTCCCTGTCCCCGTGTGGGCGCTCCTTATGCTCGGCGCGGCTATGGCCGGCGGCGGTGGCATGCTCGGGATGTCGCAGGCCGAAGCCTCGGGTGCTCCAGACCCGGCACAGATGGAGCAGATGCTCTCCTCGCAGCGCCGGATCGAGGGTCGCCTCGACGCGATCGAGCGCCAGCTGGCGACCGTCGCCGCGATGGCCCACACGCACACAGGAGTCACCAGTGCCCCTCTCCCATGACGAAATTATGAAGCTCCCGGCCGAGGTGCTCGTGCTCCTCGACGCCATCAAGGATGCCCGCGCGGTCGACGGCGACGGAGGCACGAAGATCACCCGTGCCGAGCGCCGCAAGCTGCTCGCGATCGCTGGCAAGCTCGTCTACCTGCTCACTGTCGACGCGCTCGACTAGGAGGCATCATGGCCGCTCTCGACCTCTCCGGCATCAAGCAGTACCCCTACGTGTCCAGCACCACGACGCCGGGCACCTCGAACCTGTGCCGGATCATTCTCCTTCCTCAGGGCGTGAGCCTGCAGATCACGCTCCACAACCGCGACAAGGCGTCCAAGGGGCTGGCCTTCTCGTTTGATCAGACGCTCACCGATGGCGGCGCGGCGCCCGCAACGTACTACTCGGTGTCGGACCCGGTCCACATGAAGTGCAGCCGCAACCGCATCAGTGGGTTCTCCGGCGTGACGCAGGTGGCGGTCTTCGCGCCGTCGCACACGTCCGTCAACTGCGAGATCCTCATCGAAGAGGACGGCATCTGATGGAGCCGATCCACGTGGAGGAGCTTGTCGTCGATCAGGCGCCCCCGGTGCAGACGCCCGAGAAGGACGCCATCGTGGCGAGAGTGACGGACGACGTCGCGCTCATCGCCCACGAGAGGCAGGCCGCTACCCCGTCGCCCGAGGAGATCGTCACGATCGCCCAGGGCGCGCAGGACGGCGGGATGATTGGTGTGGTCCTCGCCCTCGTCGCGGTCCTCGGGGGCGGCGCCGGGTGGAAGTTCTACTCGCAGTCGAGCAAGCAGAAGGCCGACCTTGCCACGAAGCAGGCCGAGCTCGCCCACGACCTCGCCATGGCCGAGATCAACGCGAAGATGCAGGCCCCTACCGTGAGCCCGCCGCCTTGCGTGGCAGCGCACACGTCGCTCGAGGCGCGTATCGCAGCAGTCGAGGCCAAAGCCTCGCGCATGACCTCGATCGACTTTCCCGACGACTTCGACGCCGAACTCTTGATCGCGCGCGTCGAGAAGCTCGAGAAGGCCGCGAAGAAGAAGCCCGCGCCCGCAGGGAGGAAGCCGTGAACCTGTCTCCGCACTTCACCTTCGATGAACTGACCCGCACCGGTCAGACCGCGCTCCAAGTGAAGAACCGTGAAGAGGCACAGGCGTGCATGGGCGCGCTCACGGCGCTTGCGGTCACGATCCTCGAGCCCATCCGTGCGAAGTACGGCCCGATCAAGATCAACAGCGCGTTCCGTGGACCTGCCGTGAACACGGCGGTCGGTGGCAGCAAAACCTCGCAGCATATGAGCGGACAGGCTGCGGACATCGTCGTGCCGGGGCATCGCCTCGAGGACGTGTTCGCGTGGATCGTGAAGGAGAGCGGGCTCCCCTTCGGCCAGGCGATCCTCGAAGGCCCCGGCGGTAAGGTGTCGTGGATCCACATCAGTCTCGGCGAGCCATGGCGTGCGAAGGATCGCAGCCGTCAGGCGCTCACGTGGGACGGCAAGACCTACGCGCCGTGGAAGGGCTAGACGTTTCCTGTGCGGTCGAGGTCGGCGAGGTGCTGTCCATCGCCGACCCTCGACTTCACGACTGTGCGTGGCCCGAGGGGCTTACGCTCACGGCTCACGTGATCGAGGTCGACCCGGTCGTGGTGCGTGTGCGTGTGACCACGCATCGGCTCTGCAACGAGGCCGACGACGAGGCCGCGCAGGTACGTCGCGTCTGGCGCCGTGCCGTGGCGAAGGCGCGTCAGGCGTGGGGGCCCGAGTTCACGGTCGAGACAGTGCGCGGTGACTGCTCCGATGCCGTGCGCTCTGCTGACGTAGACGTGCTCGAGACACGATAGCGGACAGCACACACACGGCGACCCGAGAGAGCAGCTGCACCATCGCGCCGACGAGCAGCACGATGGTCGCCACGATTAGCCACGCGAGCATGCTTCGTGGTACGCCGCGCGCATCTGCCGGTTCTCCTCGCGAACCTGCTCCAGCGCCGCGAGCCCCTCGGCCAGCACCTCGCCGGGCGTAACGCCCTGATGCTCGGGGTTCGCGCAGCGCCACGCCAGACGACGGAGAGCGGACTGTGCCCGGTCAATGGCTGGGCATGTATGGCCGGGGGGCTTCATGGTGCAGCCTGCAGCGCGGCGACGAGCGCCTCTGCTTCTAGTGTATGCACTCCTGCAACTCGATCATGCGGAGAGCGAAGCCACACGCGAGAGACACTCCATCCCTTCCCGGTCGGAACGACCGCAAGGCGTGGTTCCTTGTGATGCTCACGGACGAGCGCGAGCAGGCATCCGAGCGTGGAGTGGTCGGTGAGGTCGGGGAGTTCAGTATGAACGATGTAGGACGGGCGACCCCACGCTTCGAGCGTCGGCATTCGATAAGCCTTACCGGGTGGAAAGGCGACACGAACTGGATCGTTCATGCCATCAGGATCGAAGCCAAGCATCCCCGGCAGCCACTGCCAGCCCCTACACGCGACGGCGCGACGGGCGAGCGCGATCTGCTCATCGGTCATTCGCCACCCCTCAGCGCCAGATCGATCAGGCTCGCGACCTGGGCGCGGTCCATGTTCGCCATGGTTTCGCCCCTAGTGTATGCACTATTCACGTCCACGAGGCCCATCGCGACGGCTGCGCCCTCGGCCTGACGCTGCGCGTCCTCGAGCGACGAGGCCCGGCCTCGCTGGTCGGTGATGGGGTCGCGCGTCATGAGCTCCCACGTGTAGTGCCCTGCGGCGCTCTGGTTCACGATGAGATGCGCCCCATCCCGCAGGCTGTGCGTCCACGCGATGTGCGACACGGGCTTGCTGATGGCGATCACGGTCCAGTCAAGGATGGGCATCGGATGCTCCGGAGAGAAGGTGATGGATGCTGCGCGTCAGCAGCACGTCGTTCAGACAGTAAGCGATGATCTCAGCCTTCTTGCCGGCGAGCCACATCGGGTGGACCTCGGAGCCGTGACCCGTCTTGCCATCGAGGCCGAGCAGCTCGGAGAGGTCCGCGAGGCTCACGCGCTCACGCGAGGGGAAGGCCATGAACATCGTGTCGGTGACCCGCTTGCGATGCTCCGCGTTCACGTCGTGGAACCATGCCGCGAGGTTGTGCCGCAGCCGTGCAGCCGTGAGGTGCAGCCGAGGCAGGTCGAACCCGAGCACGTTGTGCCCGACGATGTGAGCCGACCATGCGTCATGCTCACGTAGCCACCACTCCAGTTCGGTCAGCATGCGGCGCTCGTTGTCGTCGTCGGTTCCGCCGAGGAAGGTCATGCCGCGCACCTCCCGGCCGTCATCGAGCGCGACCCCGATGCACGCGATGCGCGACACGCGCCAGTCGAGGGCCGAGCGCCCCCACTCGCGGTCGAAGTTCTCCTCGACCCACGCGTTGATCGTGTCGGGCTTCTTGTGGGTCGCCGGCGTCTTCGAGCGCACGTAGGCGATCTGCCGGTCACGCGACCACGCCAGCGGCGGGAGCGTCTCGATGTCGATGTAGAGGTGCATCACTTCTCCTCGAGGTAGGGCGCGACGAACATGCCGATCGGCCCCAGCGTGAGCGAGAGCAGCGCCATCGGGACATCACCCGCCCAGGCGAACAGGCCGAAGAATATGGCGGCGACGATGGGGGACAGAGCGTAGACGGTAGAGGACATGGGATCTCCTTAAACGTAGGTCGGTTGACTAGAACGGGATGTCGTCGTCGCCCGGCGGGGGCGCTCCGCGCATCTCGGCCTCGAGGTGACCGCCCGGGATCGGAGCCTGTGCCGGCGGGGCCTTGTAGCGCCAGATCACACCCGTGCAGGACTTGTCCTTGCACTTGAAGTCGGGCGCCTTGGGGTTCGTCTTCTTCTCCCGGTTGTCCCACATCTGCCCGCCGCACTCGGGGCAATCGGTCGAGCGATGGTAGGAATCGACGGTCGCGCCCGGCGCCAGACGATCGGCCACGCGCTTCGCAGTCGCGTCGAGGCGAGCCTTCACGTCGGGCGGCGGCACGATCGCCTCCTCGCGGGTGTACTCGGTGCGGGCCGTCTGCGGACGAGGCGCCATGCTGGCGGTACGCACGGGCTGGCTCGCGACCTCTCCGTCGTCGTCATCGCTGACCACGCCCACGACCGAGGCGAGCGTGTAACGGCGCAGGTAGGTGAGGATCGACCCGACTACCTGCGGGTTCTCCTGGGCGGGGCGCACCCCGATCGTGCTTCCGATGTACTGCCCGCTCGCGTGCATGAGCGTCGTCGTCAGCGTGACCTGTCCCGCCTCGTCGCGGCCGGGCAGCTGGGTGACGGAGAGGCCGTGCTTCGCGAGGGGACCGCGACACGCGTCCATGATGGAAGCGAGGTCGGCGTAGCGCGTCTTGAAATGCGGGTTCGTGGCGTCCTTGCTGGCGGCGTTCATCTCGCCCTGCGCGGCGGCTAGGGCCTTCGCCAGTTCGCCGAGGTTCTCACTCTGGTACATCGTCTTCCTTCGTCGGGGGGTTGACGACCCGACACCCACATACTATGAATGGGTTCACGGAACGTCAACCCGTGGAGAGAGAAAAATGGGATCGCTCGCAGACAGACGTAAAGCCGCCGGGCTCACGCAGGCGCAACTGGCCGACCTCGTCGGCGTCGGGATCAGCGCCATCAAGGCATACGAAAACGGGCGCCGCCGACCGGCCGCTCGCGTGATCATCGAACTCTACAAAGCCCTCGGCCTAACGTCGAAGGACATCGCTGAGCTCTACATGACCGAAGGAGGTGGACAGTGACCGCAGATGAGATCTTGGACCTGCGAATGAGGATGGAGAAGCTGATCACGCACGCGGGCGACTGCGAGCGCCGGCTCGCCCTGGAGCGTGGCCGCAGCGAGCACCTCGAGCGCCTCGTGATCGAGTGGGCGGCGCGTGCCGGGAAGGCCGAGGCTCGCCTCGACGCGGCCGACAAGGTGAAGCCGTGAGGACGAGCATCTACAAACGATGGACCACGCGTGAACTGTCGAAGCTCAAGAGCATGATGCTCGACGGCATGCGCGATCGAGAGATCGCCGCGGCGCTTGGCGTGTCCTACATCGCGTTGAGTGGTGTGAAGCGCCGGTTCGGCATTACGCGAAAGGCACTGCGAGGTGAGGCGTGATCGAGCGCACCTACACCATCCTCCTCGAGCCGCGCGGAAAGGGCCGTCCCGTTTTCACGCGCGCCACCGGGACCGCACGCACGCCGGAGACGACGCGCGCGTGGGAGCACGAGGCGGCGCACCAGCTGCGTGAGCAGAACGGTGACGTTTCGTGCGAAGAGATGAGCCCGCTGTGGGAAGCCGAGATCCGTGCCTACCATCCGCGCCCCAAGACCCGCCCGATGTACATCGAGCGCGCGCTGTGGGGATTGCCCGAGTACCGTCTCCCGGCGACCTCGCGGCATGACCTCGACAACGTCGTGAAGATCACGCTCGACGCGATGCAGATCGCACGCGTGGTCCTGAATGACCGATGCATCGTCAGCATCGCCGCGGCGTCCTGGTTCGTGTGGGGCAACGAGCCACCGCGTGTCGAGGTCACCATGCGCGAGGTGAAGCCATGATGAAAGGCTTTGTCTTATACGGACCAGTCGCGCAGTCCTACGATACGGGCCGCGACCTTGAGCGCGCGGCGGTCCTCGCCCTGCTCGATCGCGAACTGGAGATCGCAGAGGTGCATGACCTGCTCGTCGGTACGGTGCGGCTGCGGCAGCTCCGAGACATCATCGAACGCGGCGAGCATCGCGACGAGGAGCACGTCAAAGTGAGCAACGAGGAGCGCGCCGCCGTGGTGGCATTCCTTCGCGAGGGCGACACGGTGTGCATGGAGTGCGGCGACCGTGCCACGCTCGACCTCGCGTATCGCATCGAGTGCGGCGAGCATCGCAAGGAGAAGGCATGAACTGCACCCGATGCGGTAAGCCGTCGCGCGTCGTGGACACCCGCCAGCCCGACGCCACGGGCGGCGTCTACAACGGGCGCATCCGCAAGGCCGGCGAGGTCGCCAGCTGGTACACGTCGGAAATCGTGGTCCGGCGCCGTGTGTGCCAGGAGAAGCACGAATGGTTCACGGTCGAACTCACGACCGCGGACGTGACCTCGATGGTCGAGGAGGGCAAGCCATGACCAGCGAGATCGAGCCGGGCCTCGTGCTGCTCTGGATCATGGAACGCATGGACGGCGTGTCCATCGAGTACATCGCGAACCGTGAGCGGATGAACGTCCGACGCGTGCGGCGCACGCTCATGGAGTGGGGATGCCCGAAGCCGCGC